GTAACGGTTGTAAGAGCTTCACCTACCTTTTGTAAGGCAGATGCACCAAGGTAAGTTGCAAGCCCTGCACCTGCAATTACTAACCCCTTCTCAAAGGAAGATAGTTCACCTTTAGTACTCATTGCACCATCGGCGAAACCAGAGAAGAAGCCGTTAATTCTTTCCTTAACATCTTTTGGTAGGAAGAGATAAACAATACCAGAGAATGCAGCAATGACGGCTGGGTTAGTAAAGAAGTCTTTTAGTAAACTACTAATCGAAGATGTATCTTCTTTCTTTGAGGTAGCAGCTGGCTTAGGTTTAGAGACAGGTGTTGCTTCTAATCTAGCCTCTTCAGTTTTATACTCATCTGCTTTCTTCGCTGTCTGTAAGCCCATTAAAACATTTTCTACACTAGAAAGACCAACAGCTACTTGACCCATACCATCAGCGATTGAGCTTAGTTTAGCAAGAGCTTCCTTCTCTATAGGATTTTGTTCAGTAGGTTTATCCGGTGTTGTTACATAGTCATAAATGTCATAAACATCTTTTTCTACAACATCTAGTCTCTTCTCAATTAAACGAAATGGACTGGTTTCTCTTATTTGAGAAACAATATCACCTATCTCTTTATTTGAGACAAACCTATTATCCTTTGCAAACATAGCCCCTCTAGACTCATACCCTTGCTGTTTGAGTTGATGTAGTTCTTCTGCTGATAATATTTTTTTATCGTTTTCCATTATCTACCTATCGAGCTGGATGAGGTTATTACTTTAGGTTCTGGTTTAGTTTCTTCTCTTGCAACCACAACCGTTTGATTGCTTACATTATTAATGACGACAGCACCACCTGAATTAGATTGATCTTTCTTTTCAGCTACAACTGTTTCAGATACCTGTTGTAGTGATGAACCATCTGATGTTGGTTTAGGTGCTTCTGGTAATACTGGTGTAGGGGCTGTAGCACTCATTTGAGTAGCTGGTGATGAAGTAACGGGTGCTTTACTTTCCGATGTAGCTGCTGTAGCTGGCTTAGAAGTAATATTACCACCTGTAGAGGTAGTAGTAGCTGCAGCTTTATTATCTTCCTTTTTACCAAAGACATTCTTCCAACCAGATGCTACTGATGATACAACATCCTTAGCAATTTGTACGAAGTTAAATGAGTCAACTAAATTCTTAATTAAAACATCACCGAACTTTGATGCCTCAGACTGTTCTTGTACTGCTACTTCAGGTTCATCATCCCCGGTATCGGCTTTATCTTCTGCCTCAATAGCCTTTTCTTCGTCCCCGGTTGCATAATCAATCAGTGAATCGATAAGAATATCAGAACCAATACCAACGGCTATACCAATTGGACCTCCAATCAACAAAGCCTTTCTAAGAGTACTAGCAATCTGTTTGGCTTTCTTTACTTGTTTGATTCTCTTTAGACGCTCGGCTCTTTTGCCTTTACGGGCTTGTTTATTCTTTTCTTTTTTCTTATTGTAGTCTTCTTTGTCTTTATCGTGCTTTTTCTTTTCTTCTTCTATACCATCATCTGCACTATTAACAACAGAGAAAAGAGTTCCAACTAATTGGCTTAGTCTAACAAATGTAGTAATGGTATCAGCTACTTGTTGGAATACCTTAACAGCAAATACAGCAGCAAGTACACCAGTGACTACTTTGAGACCAGTATTAATAGCCTCTAGATTATCAATACCAATTAACCCACCTAGGAAGCTTGCAAGATAGGTTCTTGCTTCATTGTTAATTAGTAAAGGTAATGCAAAGCCGAGCCAGGCAAGATCAATGCCACGAGACTTCATAGCATTTGTTTTATCCGGTCTTAGTGTATCTTCAGTGGTAGATGTTTGAACGGCTTTTGGAGGCTCAGCCGGTGTCGGTTGTAATATACCACTTTCAAGTCTAGCAATTGCCCGCGCACTCTTAGCAGCCGCAGTAACAGAGTCAAGAATCTTATCTAGAATGGGATTGGCAGCAAGAAAGAAACTAACCTCTGAAACTACCGCTTCAGAGGCCTGATCTATTGCTACTTTCTTATCATCCATATTATCTGTTTCTCTCTAACCTGTCTTTTTCTCTCTCCAAATAATCAATTAACATATCAACATAAAGATCACGTTCGTATGGTATAAGATTTTCAATTTCGGTTATTGACCATTTGTGATGCTGAGCCAAACTAAAGTTAACCTTGTAGTAGTTTAAAATATTGTTATGACTCAGCCCAACGAAAAAAAATCGTTTAGTGAGCTGAGAATGATTGATCTTTCATTACCTAAACTGTTTGTATACTTTACTTCATAGTGTAGTTTTGGTAAAGTAGAAAAATACTTTTGAATCTTTGTGAATGTCTTAACATCTAGATTCTGTAAGAACTCATCTAATTCTTCGTTAGATGAGTCACTTGCTTGATAAACATTCTCACTATCGTAAATAGTATCAATACAGTTCTTAAGAATGCTGAAGAATAGATCGGTTGAATCTTTAATGTCTTCAGAAATCTTGTCAGCAATATTTGACTTCGGTGGCTTAAGATAAAATCCAACAGTATCAGTAACTTCGATCTTGTTATTGTTTTCTTCACTATAGATGATTTCAACTTTATCTAAGTCTACTTCAACATCATATCTCTTCTCATCTTCTAAGTCTCTATAAGTGAGTGAAATGATGTTGTTTACTGAACGTGCTCTTAGTCTAATAAAGATGTACTCAAGATCAATGGTCGCTAGTTGTTCTACATCTACACCCTCGGTTATAATACAATTGTTAACAACCTGAAGGATAGAGTTTAAGATCTCTTCACTATCCTCACCTTGCATGGCCGATAGTAAGATCTTTTCTTCTTTAACTAGGAATGGTCTTAGTTTAATAACTTCTTTGCTAGAAGGTAATGTCAAGTCAAATGTTGGGTATTCAATTTTTGGTAAAGCCATAATATATCTCCTTATCTAAGGCCTCCTAATAGGATTGTCGCATTGTTAACCACGTTCGTAATATCAGCAACGTTATTTGGTTTGCGTAATGATGAAAGTATTTGTACTGCCGATGCTGTCTTCTGTAATGTACCGAGTAAGTCACCACCTGGTCTATTAGGTGATCCTTCTTCCATAGCAAAATTAGCAGCATCGAAGTTTGTAATTTGATAGTTGTAGTAGGTAAATGTGATGGGTAGTCTTGCAATACTATCAGAGTCAGCCCAACTTAAAGGTATATCACCCATAAAGATTGGATATGCATCGAACAGTTTTACCTTTGTGACATCGTTACCTGCTTCGTCAATTGTTGTGATAGTAATGTCGGTTGCATAGTCATCTTTGAAACCTACTTCAAACGGTGACATGTTCTTACCTGTAGGTGGGTTAGATGTAGAACCACCATTAATTAATGTGTTATACTTGACAATTGAGTTCATCCAGTAGTAGAAAAAGCGTTGGATGAGACCAGAGTTATCAACGTAGAAAGAAAGAGTAGTATCAACGAAGATAGGTGCATATGGTTTCTTTTCTACAGGACCATATCCATGTCTTCTGATATCTGTTGTTGCTAACGATACACCCGGTAGTGCCGCTGACTCAGTTAAGAAGGATAAAGTAGGTACAATACTCATCCAGCTCTTTGCACATGGTGGTACATTCACTTCAACATAATAGTGTGAGCTTCTCTGTAAGCCCCTTACCTTATTAAGTGTACCTAAAAAATTAACTACGTCTTTTTTATTCTCAGATGGTGACGGTCCATTTATACCTGGAAAAAGTGATCCACCAGAAAGTACATTAGCCAAGCCAGCCAGTTGGGTAGCTTTGGCAATACCTTTATTAATTGAATCAGATGCGGCCATTGTTGGTCCTTATTTGTCTTAAACTATCCCTATAAACAATAGATTCATTCTTCTTAATAAATCTTTGTAGAGGGAGAAAGAGCGCTGTATCCCATTCCTCAACATTTACGTGTAAAGTTCTGGTGCGTATCTGACTATTTAGATAGTGTTTCAAACAAGGTTTGTAATATCTTAACTTAGAGGTGTTTTGTAATATATTATAAGTTATCTTCAATCTTGCATTATCATCCTCACCTCTTTGGTAAGGATAAAGCCTATCCATCAGAAGTGCTCTGAATTGATACGGTAAATAATGTAAATTGAGTCCTATGAACCCTTCTTTTGTAGGACTTACAACAACAGTAATTGGATATCTATCATAGAACGGTAACTGGTCTTTAGTAATAGGGTCATATCTAAAAAGATAGAATTGACCTATTCTTCTTCTATTAACAGCCAGTTCTTGTGATTTTCTAATTAGTAAAGCACTATCGACCCTTTCAACCTCAAAGGCCTTTTGTCTGTACCAATCTCTTGCCTTTGTTATATCGTCTTCAGTTGGTTGCTCAGTAATATAGCGTTTAAAAAAATCATAGTTCATGCTAATCCTAGTTCTTTCTCCGTCATAAGCATGAACTTCCAGTTCCTATCTTCACAGAAGTTCTTTGCAGCTTTCCATTTAGCTTCGTTTATACCCCAGGTCATCACTTCGTTAATATACTTCTTCGTTCTTTTCTTTTGCACAGCCGGGGGCCTGGTCTGTACCTTTGGTTTAACTTCTATAAGTAATGTCTCTATTTTACCGTTGACTTCCTTCTTAACATAGAAGTCTGGAAAGTATCTATGCAGTCTACCGTCAATAGGAGAACGGTAAGGAATAACAATTTCCTCACTCGACCACTGTATCACTTCCGGGTGTCTGTCTAAATATATCATTAGTTTCAGTTCCCAGCTGCTACGATAAATAACGTTATTAGGGTCACCTTTGTATTTACTTGGGTTGGTGGGCCTAAAAATTCCTTTATAACTCATAAAAAATATTTATGTCAAGTCCGGACCCTCTAAACCTCAAACAGAATGTTTCTGTTGCCACCCAGCAGGCCAAATCATTTGCTTCATCAGTAAAAGATGTTGGTAGTGCTATTAGTGGAGGATTACAAGCTGCCACCCCAGTTCTTTCTGGAATAGCTGCAGTATCTGCTATAAGTGGTAAACTAGGAGGTAAAGGTCTTACGGCTGTTGCCGCCTTAGGTACAGCAATGTCAGCTATTGCTGGCTTCTCTAGCGCATCTAAGTTTGCTGATACATTTAAGTATCCAGCTAAGTTAAGGGATCTACCTCCAGAGAAGACTAAGCGTCAAGGATTCTCACAACTTACATTTCCACAAGACATTGGCGATTACTATATCAGCTTTACATTTAAGAAGTATGATAGAAAGGTTCCATTAGGTAATAGCATTGATTTACCACAGGCTGTTATTAACTTACCTATACCTACCAATCTGCAAGAACAATTCTCTATGCAGTATTCAGATAAGCAGCTAGGTGTTGCTGGGTTCTTAGAAGAGCAGCTAGGTGTAGCGCTAAATGGTACGAGAGGTGGAACACCTGAATCATTTAAAACAGCTGGTGAAAATGTTGGTAAAACTCTTACCTCAAAGGAAGCTTTATTTTACGGTGCCAGATCTTTAGCAGGCCTAAGCGATGCAGGTGGCGCAGCGTTAGATAAAGCTACAGGTACAGTTTTAAACCCTTATCAATCATTGGTATTTCAAGGTATCAATTTAAGATCACATTCATTTTCTTATCGCTTTTCACCAAATAATAAAGCAGAATCAGAAACTCTTAAACAGATTGTACAAGAGTTTAAGACAAGAATGCACCCAGGTAAAGATAGATTACTATACTTTTTTCCTGATGTATGTGATATTGCATTCGGTAAGTCAATGAATGAACCATACTTCTTTAAGACTTGCTTCTTAGAAAGCATGTCAGTAAATTATGCACCACAGGGCACCCCAGCATTCTTTAAAGAAAACTATAACCCTGTCGAAGTTGAAATATCACTTTCATTTAAAGAAATCGAACCTATTACTAGAAACGACTTCCTTACCAAATATAGCGACGGTGAATAAAGATGTCCCTCTATAACTACTTTTCTAAAATTGGTTCAACACCTTATAATGATAGTATTGTCAATAACATTATTACAAGTATCAGATTCAAAGATGCTGTTAATAAACAAGAAGTAATTTACTATCCTTATACAATTGTCGAAGGTGAAAGACCTGATACAATTGCGTTTAACTATTATGGTGACGAAAGATATGCCTGGTTGGTTTTATTGGTCAACAATATCATTGATCCATACTACCAGTGGCCGCTTAGTACAAATGAGTTCTATGACTACATCGTTGACAAATATGGTAGCGTAGCTGATGCACAGGAACAGGTTGCGTTCTATAGAACTAATTGGTATACTGATGACTCTATGCTCACTACAGCTGCATTTAATGCTCTATCACCCTCACTTAAAAAATACTGGCAACCTGTTATAGGTTACAATGGAGCAATTGGCTCGTATGTTCGTAAACAAGACGATATGATTCTTGATACTAATAAGACGGTATTAATTGCTCTTAATAGCACTACCGGTCTTACTATTGGCCAGAAGGTTATACAGAAGACATCAGGTAACATTACTGCAACAGGGTTTGTTAGAGCAATTACTGACACCTCTATTACTATTAATCACGTAACTGGTGCTTTTGCTGCAACAAGCGGCTCAGTTGGTAGCCTTACAAATACAACATCAACAGTATCTAAATCAGTATCAGAAGTAACTATAGTATACAGCGGTATACCTAGTGCAGAGACATCATATTGGGAACAAGTAACTCAATATGATTATGAAAATGAATTAAATGAGTCTCGTAAGATTATTAAGTTGCTTGACAGACAATACCTCGATACAGTTGAAGATCAAATGATTGAATTGCTCTCATGAGTAAACACTACGAAACGGGTGATATTAAACTTGTTAAAGCGATTCTTCGCAACAGCAAGGGCACTATAAGCACTGGTATCCAGGGCCAGTTAATCTCTTTGTCCATATTTGAAGATATTGAACAGCCGACTCTATATTGCGAGTTAACGATGCTTGACTCGGTTAACTTAGTGCAAGACTTTCCTATTATTGGTGAAGAGTCTTTAGAACTATCATATCATACCCCAGGTAGAGATACACCTACACGACTAACATTTAGCATATACGGTATTGAAGGACAGAGTGCATCACTTACTTCCAAAGGTTCAATCTACACCCTTAAAGGTGTAAGTCCAATACATTTTTATAATGCATCAACAACTATTTCTAAATCATATAAAACTGTTATCAGCGATATGGTTGCTGAGATTTTAAAAGATGCTGGAGATAAAAGCGGTATTGCTATAAGGGTAAACATTGAGCCTACTAAAGGTTTAGTACCTATTACCATACCGAGACTATCACCTTTTTCTGCAATCGATTTTTTAAGACAAAGATCGGTCAGTGCTGAGAACCCTTCCGGAGGTGCATATGTGTTCTTTATGAATCAATATGGCATGCATTTTAAGAGTATTGAGAATCTACTCAAAGAAGGCAAAAAAGAAGTAGCCACTAAAAAGTTTACTTACTCACCTGACACTAAATCAGATAAAGAACGAACAGCATATTCTTTCCGCAACATTATTAACTTTACCCACCTATCAAAATTTGATACTATAGATAAGTTACAGAGCGGGCATGTTAATACAGAAGTACAGCATTTTGATATCTTTACAAAAGAGAGTGGATCAACAAATGCAAAGCTTTCTGAGAAGATGAATACATTTGTATCTGCTGATGGTAAAGGCAGAATATCTTCATCACCAGAATATATTCAGAAATATGATAATAGTGTAAGAAGTAAGTTCTTTATACCAAAAGATTCATCTAGAGGTGATGACTACCTGGATGCATCACTAGGTGTTAAAAACTCTTATGCTGCACTATTAAATCAGAATACTGTTAGAGTGTTAGTACCAGGTGATAGTTATCTTTCTGTAGGTGATGTTATTGATTTAAGTCTACCGGAGACCTCTGGTACCACAGAACGTAAGACAAAAGATAGAATGAATTCTGGTAACTACATTGTAGTAAAATTAAGACATACAATAACAATGGAAGAAGGTGGTAAACCTAAACACCTCATCTCCATGGATTGTGCAAAGGTTGGTTATAAATGACAACTAAGAATATAGGCCAAGAAGGCTTTTCCTGGTTTATTGGTAAAGTAGAGGATAGAAATGATCCTCAAAAACTTGGCCGAGTAAGAGTACGTCCATACAATTTATATTCAAGTGATACTACCCAGGTACCTACTTCTGATCTACCCTGGGCTATTATTATGATGCCTCCGACTAATCCAAGTACTAATAAAGTAGGATGGTCATCAACTGGTCTTACCGTTGGCTCTACCGTCATTGGTTTCTTTATGGATGGTAATGATTGTAATAAACCAGTTATCATGGGCACGATGCATGGTATACCTGGTAATAATATTGCCAATCATGACATGACCGAGCCTTCACGTGAAATTAATAGTATTAAAAAAGAATATACATTTGATGATAGAGAGCCTACTTCACCATATGCAGCAAAATACCCATACAATAAAGTGCTTGAAACAGAATCAGGTCACTTTGTTGAAGTAGATGATACACCTGGTCAAGAAAGATTACACATCTTTCATAAGAGTGGTACATATTCTGAAATTGATAAAGACGGACGTAAAGTAGATAAGGTTGTCGATAATCATATTGAAATCGTACTTAAAGACCAGACCGTCCATATTATAGGTAACGTTGATATAAAAGTTGACGGTAACTATACCCTTAATGTAGATGGTGATATTGTTATGAACGGTAAAACAATTAACCTCAATCACGGCACAATGGGTGCTGCGCGCATTGGGGATACTGCTGATACAGGAGATGACCCACCGGGCGTTTCTGGTTCAGATGGTTCTAATAAGATTGAAACAGGCTCAGGCACTGTATTCATTGGAGACTAAAAATGGCTGTAGTAAGTAGAGCAGATAGAACATCACTCATCAAAAGAAAAGAAATAGTCTATAGAGACTTTCTTCCTTCAGTGTTATTTAATGATGATACTAATGACTTAAATTTAATTGAAAATGAGGATTCTGTAAAGCAATCTATTATTAATATTTTACTTACCAACACCGGTGAGAGAGTTTTTAATCCTAACTTTGGCAGTGAGATAAACAAGATGTTGTTTGAGAACATTACTCCTCAGACATCCTCTACCTTAACCTCTCTGATTAAGGCAGCTATAGAGAACTTTGAGCCTAGAGCACAATTACACGAAGTTCAATGTACACCTTCTCCTGATGAGAACGCATATGCTGTTACAGTTGTATTCAGCACCATAAATAGAACTGAACCTATAACACTAGACTTCTTACTTAATAGGGTACGATAAGTGGCTAACACTAACTTAAAGCTCACCGGTCTTGACTTCAATGAGCTAAAAACAAATTTCAAAGAATATCTAAAGAGATC